TGTGGTTGTACTCAAGTTCGGCGGTAGCCTCTTTGTAGTCCTTGAGGCTAACCTCCTTCTGGTCGTTGGGAACGTTCGCTTCACCGATGGTGTGCATCTGGTAAATCGAGTCGCGTTCAGCGTTGAGGCCGCACTCGGGGCAAAGCCGGGAGGAGGGGGAACCGACCGCCCCGAGTGCGTCTTGGCTGTGGCCTGCTTTGCAGGTGTAGCTGTAAAGCGGCATAGCCTTACCGAACCTTCACTAACCGCTAACTAGGTGCAACCATCACCGTTGGGATGTCGATGTAGTCCATGCTCAGATAGTACGACGGACCCGTGCCAGTCGCAGCAACCTGAGTGTATAGCGAACGAGCACCTACCAAGACGGGAGCGCCCGTCACAGCCGGTTCCCAGTTCAAGTCTGCCTGTGTACCACCACCAGCGGTGACGATAGCGAGCGGGTTACTGTAGCTCCAGTGACGAGCGGTAGTCGTCGCCAGTTCTGCTGTAACCGTAACACCACCGGCTGCGTCCGCGCGTGCGGTAGTCGTAGCGGCGGGGCCATCTGACTTCAGGGGCAGGGGCACAAATGCGTCCCCGCCTGACGAGACAGTGGCGACTGACTTGGTCGCATACTCATGCAACGTACCAGTACCGAGATTGATGCTGAGGTTCTGGTAAACCGGAATGATGGTCGTGCCTGCGGCACAATCGACAGACATTTCAGCAGCGGTGTCAGTGATGACAACATCGCCAACGAACGGGACACTGATTGTCCCTGCTCGTACCTGAAAGCCACGCCCGTCAAGGATCATGGCCTGATGCCAGTCCATTGTAACCTGGTGGGCCATCGTGTTCATCATGGCAGCGGGGGTTGACCCGTTACCAAATCCGGCACCAAGGCCCCGGTAGACTGCTAGGAGTCCCATTTCATATCCAATCCTGTCCGCGTCGTCATCTTGTGATGGAGCTTCGCGGGATTATCCGTTTTCTTAATTACCAACTTGTTTAAGTTGAGACGCCGTATTGTGCGGGCTTGGGGCCAACACAGCCCCAGTAGTCCACAGTAAGTACGGTTGCCGCGCTCTGGGCAAGGTCTTCGATGTAGAACCACGGAGTCAGGGCGGCGTCGCCGCCGATGTTCCCTGAACCAACAAGCTGCCCATTGATATAGCAGGCAGCGTTGTCACCCGTAGTGTCGGTCGGGCCTGAGCCCACAATCTCGACTACGAGGTATTGGTTATTAACGAGAGTTCCGCCCCAGTCTGCGTTCGCATCAGCCGTACCACCGTTGGATACAAACGTCACGTTGGCATTGTCAGTAGTATCGAGAACCGCAATAGCGCAGTCTGTAGCCGTGAACGACGGCGTGGCCTTCGTTGCCACCGCACCATTGTCAGCGACGGAGTCGGTCATACCGACCTCGAACTTGACGTTCGTGATGCGGGTCGCCATCTTGAAGCGGGCAATGAAGTAGAAGCCTCGGTCACCCGACCAGTTCAGGCCGAAGCCCTGGCCAGCGGTATCGCTGCCACCCGTGCCCGTAGTGAGCGTCATCGTGCCACCGGGGGCTTGGGTGATACCGATTACTTCGGTGCCAGTACCCACGGTAGCCGCGTAGGGCGTACCTGCGGGCCATGTGCCCGTTCGGGTGCCCAAGAAGTTATCGAAATACGAATCGAACTCCGGGTTGTTCTGTAGAGCCATGAGACCCTTAAGCGGGTCAGTCTGCCATCCCGTTTTCGAGAATGCGTTGTGAAGGCTTCTCGGCAGGAAATCAGTTGCTGGCATATCTTGCTACCTCGTCCGGGGCTTCTCCCGGTAGATTCAGTTTGGCTCCACCGTGGCACCATCTGCCACGGGGTCGCCATTCTCGTCTGGTTTCGTATGTACCGTCCGTGTGAGGCCAAGCGCCTTGCGACGTTCCTCGGTCTGCTCTAGCGAGTTACGCTGCCCATTGGCAACAATGTTCGCTGACGGTGATTCAATCTTGTTGGTGGGGCGCACCGTATCGTTCAGGTCTACCCCGTATCGTTCTGCGTCTTGGTGCTGTGCGTGCAGGTCGTCATTCGAGCCATAGAGGGGCGTGAGACGCCGGAACATAGCTGAAACGTAGACCCGCAGGTCATCACCATCTACAGGGTCAGCGTCAGGGGTCTCGCGAGGAGACTCGATGGGCTGGTAGATAGTGGGGTTACCCATCATCTGCAAGCCCTGTTCGGTCTTCCACTTAGCCCACTTAGTGACGTTATCTATGATGTTCTGCTTGTATTCATGGAATCTGTTTGAATGCTCATCGACTTCGGCCATATCAGCAGGAACGAGAAAGTACCCACGGTGCTCCTCGCCACCTTTCGGTGACCAGAGCGGAATCGGCCTGAGCCGGTTCGGGGTGTACCTGACTGTTCCTGCCTGCATTAGAAGTCGTCCGGCCCTGCGTTAGTAACTGCGACGTTGAGACCGGAAGCATCTTGTAGATTCTTCGCGCCACCAATTTTGGCGGCGAGGACTTCTACGTTGGCGCTCACGGCATCACCAGCAACGGTGCGAATGACATCAAGGAGACCGGCTGGCATTGAGGCGAGCTTGTGGGCTGCCGCAATGTCATTCAATTCCTGAACCATCGCATCGGCATCAATCGGTACAGTGGCCTGCTCTAGTTGCAGTTCAAGCTGCGTTTGACGCTTTCGCTGGTTATCGCGTTTGGCGGGGTCATCAGCCGTGTCGATGTCGTGACGGCAATCAGAGATTTGCTCCCTGAGGTCCATCGTAAAGTCATCGATGTTAGCCAAGATGACCTCGACTAGCCGTTTAGCACCCTCCCGCGTCAGGGTGGGGCCGACGTATTCGTAGCCCCTATCCTTCTGGCGGTTTTGGTGGTAGACCGACCCACCTACGTCACGACCGGCGTTATTCATTACCGGCGCACCGTTAGGCGAGACGATGAGAGCTTCAGAAATCGTAGCGCCTCGGGGGTTGATGTAGTAGGACGATGGCCCACCGACCAACCCACCGGGGCGGTCACGAATCTGTTCGAGGGAAGTAGCAGTACGAGTCTGAAACCCGCGCCGTTCCAAGCCACGCGTAGAGCGTACGTCAGTAGACGCACCCGATGCCGCGTTCTTGCCAGCAATAAGTTTCTCCTGATGCTTCTTAGCTTCAGGGTTCTTCTCACACCAGCCCTGCCAGTGCGTAGCGACCCCCATCGGGCCTTTGAGCCCTTTAGTGCCGCATTCATTGCAAGTGAGGATTTCTGTATCTGCCATGCTACTACTCCCCTCCTAGGGAACTACGCGCCCTTCGCCCAAACGCCGTGGTTATCGCGGGTCTCAATGACACCCCAGATAGCCGAAACAGCGACCTTGGTCGAAAGGTTGTCGATGTCGTCTTCCTTGCGGACGCGCGGGCTACGTCGCATACCAAGTGCGATAGCATCGCGCTGGTAGACGCCGTTATCGTGACCGGCTGCGTTGGTGCCCTCGACGTTAGTCGAGACCCACGAACTAACGCCGTAGATGTCACCGAACATGCCGCGCACGATGTTTGAACCACCGCCGCTAGTGAAGTCAGACGATGCGTAGCGGTCGATGGACAGCATCGAGTTCTTGGTGGCCGGGGCCATCGCGAAGAACCGACCGTCGCTCGGGGCGTCGGCGTCGTCCAGGTACTGTACTGCGCGACGAACATCGTCGTCAGTAAGGTCAACGGCAAGCGTCCCGACCGTCTGCGTGAAGTTATCAACCAGCGCGGCTAGCGTGTCGTCAACAGCAAGGTTGACTGCGTAGGCAGAACGCTTTGTATAGATAGCTTCCTGATCCTGCAAGGACAGGGCATCCTCGAACTCTTCAAGCTCGAACGCGGCATACTGATGCTGGTTGATCGTCAGCGTCACGCTGCCCTCGGTGTTACCCGTGAACGTGATGTCGTTGCCGTTGTTACCCTGGGCCTTCGCAGCAGCAGCGAAAGCGGTGATGGTCGGCCATGCGATGGTCGTACCTACACCAGCGTCGTCACGGTACTGCGTGCTGACGGTAGCCTCGAAGCCAAGATTGGCTTCTCGGATGTCAATAATTTTCTTGCTCGTGATGGCCGGATTGAATTTAGCTCCGGTCGTGCTAGTAAGGGAGGTGGACACTGTCCGTCCTTAATTATGGGACGAGATTAGCCGCCTGCGCCAATCGGTTTGCGTCTACCGTATCCGCTCCACGCTGTTCGTCGGCTTTAGCGACGTTAGCGAAGATAGTGTCTTTCACTTCTTGCTTGAGTCCAGACCATGTAGCGCCCGGAAGCCTCTCAAGTTCGGCGGAGGTGAAGGAGAGCCCCCTATTAGGGGCAGAGTCTCCTCTGGTAGTTGCAGGGATAGGTGCGGTGCCGTTTCCGTCTGCTGATTCTAATTCTCTTCGCGCCTGCTCTGCGGCTTCAGACTTCACTCTGTCATCAAAAGTGGCGTTCAATGTGTTCTCTTTCGAGGACACAGCGCCATCAATGAGCGACTGAAATGCTTCGTCTGTACGTCCTGCGGCAGCATGGTCCTGATAATCCGCCAGTGTTTCCTGTGACAACTCGTAGTTGTTCAGGAATGTCGGCGGAATCTCCGACGCAATACTTTCTGCCGCTGCATCTCGCATAGCAGCACCGAGGGATTGCGCGCCACGGCGCAACTGTTCAGCGTTCAGATACGAGTCATCGGCACCAGCGGTTGTGAGGATTTTCCTCAACTCCGCTTCAACGATAGCTGGATCGTTAAAGCGTTTGCGCTGGTCGTTGAGCGTTCGGTCTCTGCTTCGCTGTTCGGCGCGACGGGTCTGCTCCTGCAACTTCTCTTTTACGAGAGGATGCTGAAAGACATCTTCGACTGTCTCAGCCGTGATCTGCTCTGTAAGCGATGGCACCGCTTGAGTCTCATCACCCATCTCAGTAGACGGATTGGACTCTTCGATCTCCGCTTCAGTGGTTTGATCTGACTCAGTAGTCAATCGACGCGCTCCTCGTTGTGATACGTTACCCCAGCAGGGTATACATATTATC